AAGTGGATTGAGCATTTCATTGGAAGACATAAGTTATTTCACAGTGCCTTTCTCAGCTACAATTGCAGCTGGTGAGACATATACAGCGTCAATGAGCATTGCATCCGCTTATAATGGTGTTAACATGCAGCCATCAAGCGTTGCATATCCTATTAAGGTAAGGTTCACTGACAATACTTGGGCATATGCATCTTGTAGCAACAGAACGATTACAGAAGGCGGAACATATACCATAACATTCTCTTAAACTAATTTGCAAGGGTTAATAAAAAAAAGCCCTTGCAAATCTTTATTAAAAATACTATAAATATGAAGAATAAAATAATAACATCAGAAGGTAATATTCAGTTTGTTTTTGGCGACAGTGGAAAGGTTATCAACATTCATCCATTCCATATCTTCACAAGTTTCAATGAGGATACCATTTCATTCATACAGATTGCCTTACCAAAGTCAAGTGGACTTGCTTTAATGACTTCTACAGCGGAAGACCTTGAAGTTAATGGCTCAAGTTATTCATTTGAACAGTTGAAAGACGTGTTGGCAGAGGAATTTGCAGAGGCAGGAGCACAAGCAAGGGCAGAGGTTGTTACACAACTCCCTGTAACAGGTAAGACAAATACCATATATCTAGTTCCAAAGGCTGAAGGTAGTGGATATGATGAATATATCTATATAAAAGATGAAAGCAAGTGGGAATTGCTTGGTGACACAGACATTGAACTTTCAAGATATATGAAGAAGAGTGATTTCAATGCATATTCTGCTGAGACAAAAACCGTTATCGATTCAAAACAAGATAAATTAATTGCAGGTGATAATATCACCATCAGCGGAAATGTTATTTCTGCCACACAAGTTCAGTCAGATTGGAATGAGAACAACAGTGGTTCAACAGCATATATTAAGAATAGGACACACTACACTTATGAAGATTATGCTGTTGAAAGAACTCTAAGCAGTAATACAGCAGTTCAAATAGATAATACTCACTATGGTCTAAAAAAGGCATGGGTTGGAGTTGGATTCTTAGAGAGTGGCAAGAAGTATAGGGTTACAATAGGTGAAGATGAATATGTTGTAACTGCCACAACTCTTGCAAATGGCAATGTTGCATTAAACGTTGAGGAAGGTGCTGCAAGCCCATTAAATGATACTTGGTCAATCTACAAGGATACTTCAGATGCTGTCTATCAAGCAACTGTTGCTATTAATGATTCAAGTTTGGCTGGACAGCCAATTTCAGTGAAGGTTGAGAAATGGGACGAGATAATTGTACCTCTTGAAAATAAATATCTTGGTTTACCAATAAGCGGAAGCACAGATAATGGAAACATCATTGCAAACTATTTTAATAATGATGTTTCAAATAGCATTTATGGCTGTTTTGCTGAAGGTGCAAGTAATACTATAAGTAATTCAAATTATTCTCATACTGAAGGTAGTTATAACATAATAAGTGGTAGTTCAAACTATTCCCATGTTGAAGGTCAAAGTAATACTATAAGTGGTAATTCAGAACATTCTCATGCTGAAGGATATAGTAATAAAATAATCAGTGGTTCATATGATTCTCATGCTGAAGGTAATAATAATACTATAAGTGGTAATTCATTTTATTCTCATACTGAAGGTAATGGTAATAAAATACTAGACAATTCAAATATTTCTCATACTGAAGGCCAAAGTAATACCATCAGTGGCTACTCATATTACTCTCATGCTGAAGGCTCTAGTAATAAAATAATCAGTAATTCAAATAATTCTCATGCTGAAGGTAATGGAAATACTATAAGTGGCAATTCATCTTATTCCCATGCTGAAGGTTCTAGCAATAAAATAATCAGTGGTTCAAGTTACTCTCATGCTGAAGGTAATGGAAATATTATAAGTGGTGATTCATATTATTCTCATACTGAAGGCTCTAGTAATAAAATAATCAGTGGTTCACAATATTCTCATGCTGAAGGGTATGGTAATACAATTAGTGGTTCATCTTTTTCTCACGCTGAAGGCCAATATAATACCATTAATGGCGATTCATATTCTTCTCATGTTGAAGGCCATAGAAATAAAGTAAAAAATCTTTATGAACATGCAAGCGGTCAGAATAACATAAGTTCAAAAGTATCTACAGAATTTGGTAATAGTGGCAATACATTGTTCAGCGTTGGTAATGGCGATACACTTAGAGGGACACATAATGCTTTTGAGATTAGACAAGACGGTTCAATCTATATTCCAAATTTAAGTGGTGGAACAGCATATTATGATAGACCAATGATTAAATTACAAGATATTATATCACAACTTGAAGCAAGAATACAAGCACTTGAAAATGGCAATTCATAATACTCTATACAATAATATAATTAAATGGGTAAGATTATTTCTTATCCATTTATTTTTGTGCATAATCTTTATTAAAAAAATCATAATTATGAGATATATAAGAACTACAAATGATTATGTTGAATTTGTTGAGACCGATGCTAGTGAAAAAATCATAAGCACGAGGGGATTCAAATTTGGCGTTTTATATTTCCAAGTTAAAAATGGTAAGGTGACATTTTATCTCAATGACCAGGAAAATCCTTGGAGGAATGACATATGGTCAATAAACATTCCATTTTCAATTGATGGTATTGATTGCACAACTGAGGAAGAGGCTGTTGCTGAACTTCAGAGAATAATGCAGATTGACAAAACTGTTATTGCAACTGTTGAATGGGAAGACTATTATACCAAGGAAGAATCTGATGAGAGATATGAATTAAAAGGCAGTGGTGCAACAAATCCTGTTGATGAGGAATTGGATATTAATTCAAAGAATGCTGTTACAAACTCTGCAATAACAATTGCAATTAATTCAAAACTTGATGCTTCAGCATATACACCTACTGACTTATCAAACTATGACACAAAGGATGAGGTCAATGCAAAGATTGAATCAGCAACTAGTGGCAAAGTTGATACATCTGCATTCAATTCTTATTCTGCATCAGTTGAAACAGAATTGGATTCAAAACTTGATGCAACTGCATACACACCTACTGACTTATCAGATTATTACAAAAAGTCTGAAACAAGCGGTGCAACAGATATTTCAAACGCCTTGAATGAAAAGCAAGACAAGAGTGGTATGACAAATTATTCTACCACTATTGAAATGAATGCTGCAATAAACGCTGCAACTAGTGGAAAAGCAGACATTGATGATATTCCAAGTGTTGATGGGTATTTTGATGGTGCTTCATATGACTCTCAGACGAAGAGGATAAACTTCAAGCATAACAATGAAATACTTGCATACATCGATGCAACGGATTTCATCAAGGATGGTATGGTTTCAAGTGTTGAGATTAGAAATGGAAAACTTGTTATAACATTCAACAGTGATGCAGGCAAAGAGGCAATAGAACTTAATATAAGTGACATCTTCAATGCTGATAACTATTATACCAAGGAAGAAGTAAATGCTGAGTTGGCAAAGAAGGCAGATACAGCAGTAACTTATACCAAGACAGAGGTAAATGGCTTGCTTGATAATAAACTCAACACGTCAGCGTTTAATACATATTCTGCTGAGACAAAAACTGTTATAGATGGAAAACTTGATGCATCTGCATATACTCCAACGGATTTGAGCAATTACTACACGAAGTCTGAAACAAGTGGTGCAACTGAGATTTCAAATGCATTGAGCGAAAAACAAGATACCCTTATTGCAGGCGATAATATCACCATCAGCGGAAATGTTATTTCTGCCACACAAGTTCAATCAGATTGGAATGAGAATAACAGTGGTTCAACAGCATATATTAAGAATAGGACACACTATGAATATGAAGGGTATAGTGAATTAGTAAATTCTACAGTAGTATTAAATCAGAATGGCCCTACTCATGGAGGATATACATTTTCAAATGTCAATATAACTGAAGGTAAGACATACAAAGTTGTAATAGATGAAGATGAATATATTGTAACTGCATCTACTTGGCGTGGTGGAGTCGGTTTAAATATACCAAGTGATGCATCAAGCCCATTTACAGATACATGGTCAATATATTATACTAATGGTAGCTGGACTATTTCAATAAACAATGCTATAGGAGAAACTAAAACGATTAAATTATATGAGGTAGGAACAATTGTTGTACCTCTTGAAAATAAATATCTTGGTTTGCCAATAAGCGGAAACACAGATAATAGAAATATCATTGCAAATTATTTCAATAGCAGTATTTCAAATAACTGTTATGGCTGTTTTGCTGAAGGTAGTAATAATACTATAAGTGGTAATTCAAATTATTCTCATGCTGAAGGGTATAATAATACTATAATCAGTGGTTCAAGTTACTCTCATGCTGAAGGTAATGGAAATACTATAAGTGGCAATTCATATCATTCTCATGTTGAAGGGGATAATAATACTATAAGCAGTGGTTCACAATATTCTCATACTGAAGGTGGTTATAATACTATAAATGATAATTCATCTTATTCACATGCTGAAGGTCTTTATAATGTAATAAGTGATAATTCAAATCATTCTCATGCTGAAGGGCAAAGTAATAGAATAAGTAACTACTCATATAACTCTCATGCTGAAGGCTATGATAATACCATAAATGGTTCACAATATTCTCATGTTGAAGGGTATAATAATACTATAAGTGATAATTCATCTTATTCCCATGCTGAAGGACAAAGTAACACTATTAGTGGTAATTCAAATCATTCTCATGTTGAAGGGGATAATAATATAATCAGTGGCCCACAATATTCTCATGCTGAAGGTCAAAATAATACTATAAGTGGTTATTCATCTTATTCTCATGCTGAAGGTGTTAATAATACTATAAGCAGTAATTCAACTTGTTCTCATGCTGAAGGTAGTAATAATACCATTAGTGATAATTCAGGTTGTTCTCATGTCGAAGGTCTTAAAAATGAAGTAAATAATAGCTATGAACATGCAAGCGGCTTTTATAACATAAGTTCAAAAGCATCTACAGAATTTGGCAATAGTGGCAATACTTTATTCTCAGTTGGAAATGGTAGTAGTAGGCAAAGGCATAATGCTATTGAAATAAGACAGAGTGGTGATATATATGTTACAAACACCAATGCAAGTGGAGAATATTATGCAAAGCCAATGATTAAATTGCAAGATTATACTCAGTTTAAGATTGTTCAATTAACTCAAGCACAGTATGATGCATTGTCTACAAAGGATAACTCAACATTATATGTCATTGTAAATTAAAGGATATGAGTAATATTATTAAATTAGGAAGTTCGGAAATATCAGCATTTAAGGTAGGTAGCAACAATGTGGATGCTATCTACCTGGGTGCTACTAAAGTTTATCCGTCTGGAGAGCCAACACCACCTATGGAACAGATTGCTAATTAAAAGAAAAGAGGGGAAATAAAAAAAATCCTCTCTTTTTTTTAACACAATCTTTATTAAAAAATTATTCATAATTATGAGATATATAAGAACAACTAACAATTATATTGAGTTGATAGAAACCAATAATGAAGGTGCTGCAATATCAACCAATGGTTTCAGATTTGGCGAACTTTATTTCAGAATCAAAAATAATAAAGTTACATTTTATCTCAATGACCAAGAAAACCCTTGGAGAAATGATGTATGGACTTGTGACATACCAATCATCATTGATGGTGTTGAATATGTAACAGAAGATGAAGCATCTGAAATTCTAAATAAGATAATGATTCCAAAACCTCCAAAGTTCAAGGTTGAAGTTGTCTCAATGAAGACACTTGAAAACTATTACACCAAGGATGAAACTGATGATTTGCTTGATGACAAGGCAGATAAAGATTTGTTTGAGGCAGAAGTTTTGATTCGTGAAACTACAGATATTGTATTATCTGGTGCAATCGACACAAAACTTGATACTTCTGCTTTCACTGAGTATAGTGGCGCTACTGAAGAAAGAATTGAAAATATTGAAAACAATATATACAATATTAGTGGCGATGTTAATACAATATCTGACGATGTTATAGACCTTTCAGATGCTCTTCAAAGGGAAATTGAGCGTGCAATATCAGCAGAAACAGACCTTGACCAAGCAATTAAAGATGAGGAATCAAGGGCAAAGGTTGAGGAAATTGCATTGTCTGAAAGAATCCTTGAGGAAACTGAGAATAGAATAAGTGGTGACACCATTCTTCAGAATGAGATTGATGACCTTGATGACAGACTTCAGCAAGAGATTGACAGAAGCACAACTGAGGATATAAAGCATGATGCCCTTATAAGTGGTCTCACAGATGACCTTGCAGCAGAAATTGCAAGGGCAACGGCAGAGGAAAATAGAATTGATGATAAACTCGACCAGGAGATTGCTGATAGAATAGCAGACGTTGATGCAGAGGAAGCAAGGGCAACTTCTGCTGAAACAACCATTACCAACAATCTTAATCAAGAAATCGCCAATAGAATAAGTGGTGACACCATCTTACAGAATCAGATAGATGACCTTGATGACAGACTTCAGCAGGAGATTGACAGAAGTACAGCAAAAGATGATTCTCACGATGCTTCAATCTCAAGCCTTACAACTAATCTGCAAAATGAAATTCAAAGGGCTACAGAGGCTGAAAACAGCCTTAGAAACGATTTAAAAAATGAAATCACAAGAGCGACATCTGCTGAGACAATACTTGATACAAAGATTGATAAGGAAATTGCTGACAGAAAGGCAGAAGCAGTTGCAAGTGGCGATTATAACAAGGCTAATAAAAAAATTTATTTGAGGAATAAGAATGGTATCGCCCTATCAGCAATTGATGTGACTGACTTTGTTAAGGATGGAATGGTTGATACTGTTTCAATCAGTGGTTCAAATCTTGTTATAACATTTAATACTGATGCTGGTAAAGAACCAATATCAATACCTCTCTCAAGTATTTTTAACCCAAACAACTATTATACCAAGAATGAGATTGATTCAAAGGTTAATACCATTAACAACAATATCACAAATGTTGATAACAAGTTTGATAACTATTATACAAAGACTGAGACAAATAACAATTTCCAAGCAAAAGGAAACTATGTCTCAGCAACCACATATAACAGTTATACAAGTACAACAAGCAATGCCATAACCAATTTGCAGAACAATAAAGTTGACAACAGTACTTATAATAGTTATACAAGTGCAACAAACACTGCAATAACCAACCTACAGAATTCTAAGCAATATAAACTGACGGCAGGAAGGGCAATTGACTTAACAAACAATGTTGTTTCATTCACTTTACCAATATCTGCTGGAACTGATAACAACTCAATAACTGAGAATAGTACATCAAATGTGGCAAGTGGTTCATCTTCACACGCTGAAGGAACTAACACGAAGGCAACTTCTTTGGCTTCACACGCTGAAGGAAACAATACAATTGCAAAAGGTATTTACTCACATGCAGAAGGTGATGGAACAGTTGCAAATAATGCTTATGAACATGCAAGTGGAAGACTGAACATTTCACGTGTTGGAAGTCAAGGATTCTTTGGTGAAACTGGTTCCACTATTTTCACAGTAGGTAATGGCGGTGCTGCAAATAAATTGCATAATGCATTTGAAATAAGACAGAGTGGTGACATATATGTTGCAAACACCAATGCAAGTGGTTACTTTGATGAGAAGCCAATGGTAAGGCTTCAAGACTACTTGAAGGATGATGACACTAAATATTATGAAGGTGATGGAATCAGCATTTCTTCAACCAATGTAATTTCAACCGTCACCAAGTTCTGGTGTGGAACACTTGCAGAATACAATGCAATTACAACTAAAGATGTTAATACCATCTACTTAATACATGATTAACAACTATGATTGTAGGATGCTTGAAAGATATTAAAGAAATACATTACAAAGGATATATTATTACAAGAGTATATGCATGTGGTGGCAAACTTGTATATACAAACTGTGATTGTGATGGACTTACTTTGATTGGCGAATAATAAAGGGTGGTGGCTAATCCGCCGCCCTTTTTCAAATACCTTAATCTTTATTTAAAAAAGATACATATGAATAACATAAACAGTATAAGACCAAATATAAATTTCAAAGACTTTACATTTGAACTTCCAACAATAGAAGCTTCAAGAGGATATAGGGATTTTGCTAGGTTTGACTATGATAATCTTTTTCCACAAAGATTACTTGAGACAGTTGATGAATCGCCAATGCAGAAGTCTATACTTGAGAATCGTGTAAACTACATTCTTGGTGCAGGTTTTGATAAAACAAAAGATAATGTTTTCACTCCAAATTTCAGTGAATCTTGGCTTGATGTATTTGAAAAATGTACAAGGGATTTTGTTTATCTTGGTGCATTTGCAATACAAGTTATACAGAATGAAAGTGGAAATAAATTCTCATTCTTTCATGTCCCCGTGGAACAGGTAAGACTTGGAAAGTATACAGAGAAAAATGTAATTGAAAAAGCATATCTTTGTTCTGACTGGAAGAAAGCCAACAGAGATAGAATCATTGAAATCAAAATGTGGGGTAGTGAACAGCCAAGGAGAGGTGAAAGATACCTCATGTATTTCAAGCCATATAAGGCTGGAGAATACTACTATGCAGTGCCTTACTACTTCAGCGGCATTAATTATATAATGGCTGATGGTGCATTATCTCAGTATTATAATAACTATATTAGGAATAACTTCAGTGCCAACCTTGCAATTAGATACCCAATTGAACCTGATGAAGAGAAGAAGGCTGAACTTTACAAGGCTCTTCAAGCATCATTTGGAGGCTCTGAAAATGCTGGTAATATCCTCTTGCTATTTGGCGAGAATGGCAGTCTTCCAGAAATATCAAGTATTGAATCAGTTAATGCAGACTTGTATAATTCAGTTGTTGATACTGTTAAACTTGCATTGGTTTCTGCCAATAGGCTTACAAGCCCAATACTTGCAGGTATATCAACATCAAGCGGTTTCTCAAGCAAATCTGATGAAATCATTGCTGCAACAGCACAGTATAAACTAACTGTAATCAACTCGGAAAGGTTATTCTTACTTGATAAGTTTAATACATTATTGAATATGAATGGCCTTTCAAGAGTCCTTACAATCCAAGATTACAACCTTGCAAAGGAGTTTGAAGGAGCAATAGAAGAGAATACTGATAAGGTTAATGAAGGTGCTGGCGCTGAAGATGCTGATAAACAAGAGGTGAATGATGATACAGCAGAAAATAACGTTGAAATAAAAAAGGAGGCATAAGATGAAGAAACTTGGTGAAACAATTTTAATCAGTGAAGAGTTACTTAAACTTTACTCTCCAATCAGCAAAAATGTTGGTGTTGACAGGGTTTTCCCTTTCATTCATCTTGCACAGCCTTATTATATTCAACCAATATTGGGTAAACCTCTAACAGAACAACTTCAGCACGAGGTTGAAGAAGATAAATTGACAGAGGCAAATAAGGCACTGATATTGAAGATTGCAATGCCACTGGCAATGTGGACTTCATATCTTGCAGTCAGAGGTCTTGGTTATTCAATGACACAGAAGGGTTTGACCAAAGAGCACAGTGAAAACTCAGAGGCATTGAATGAAAAGGAAATGGGAGAATACATACTTTCATTGAAGAATCAAGCAGAAATGTCAACAGAACTGCTTATATCATACTTGTGCAACTGCTCAGACTTATATCCATTATGGAAGCCACAAACAGAATGCAATTGCAACAAATACCTTCCAACAGAAGGAGATAATAAGAGGCTTTTCAAAAATCTGATATATTTTCCAAATAAAACCAATGACTGTGGATGTGGGTGTGATAACACATATTGGATAAGCAAAAAATAAATTTAAATCCTAGAGTCAATCTCTAGGATTTTTTTTATTACCAATCTTCAGTTTCAGCATCAACATCATCAAACTCAATGTTGAAAGATATAAACCATCCTCTACCTGTTCCTACACCATTCAATGTGATGCTGCATCCATTTAAATGCTTGTTTATCTCCTTCTCCCATTTCTTTTTATACTTATACCTCTCCTTATTAACTTCTTTCACAAGAGGGAGAGATATATATACTTCTAACCGTCCAGAACAAATTGCATCATCAAACTGGTCATTTGATGGGTCTGATACAATCTTCATAATCTCCTTTGCAATCCTTTTGCAGTCACTCTCAAAATCCTTATGTGCAATCATAACATATATATATTTTTTTAATGCAAAATTAATTTTTAATTCTAAAACATCTTGTTTTTTAAATATTTTTTATTATCTTTTATACAGAAGGTGATAATTTTTGAATTAATGATATATTTATTAATAGAAAAGGTAATCTTTATATATGAATAATGATTGCAACATTATTCTTTATTCTTTTCCAGACTAGGAGGGTTTCACCAAGACCTTTTTATAGTCCCTCCTAGTTTTTAACTAAAAAGGTTTTGGATGAAAATAATGCTATAAAAAGGTAAAACAATGGAAAAATTTGAAACAACTGAATTGATGGAGTTAGTTCCATGTGAACTACAGAAGACTTTGACCAAGAAACAAACATTGTTGCTAGGGTACTTAATCATGCTCAATGGACTTGAGGAAAGTAAGACCAACGGCACATTTCACAGAAGTAATGAAGACATACTTGAAGACCTTTCTGGCGAGATAACCAAACCAACACTTATATCAAGTATAAGAAGACTTGAAACGTTAAACTTAATTGAACGTTCAAGTGGTTACAGAACCAAAGACGGAAAACAAGCATCTACTTATAAAATAATTGAAAATAATATATTTAAAAATCAAAGTAATATGAATGGTAATGAATTAACATTGGAACTCGTGAAAGTGATTAGAGCAATGCAGGAACAAATTAACTTCCAGAACAAAATCATAGGTAAAATTTTACTTAACCAAGATTTAACCCATAATTTAACCCATCAAAACCCTTTAAATACTGAGGTTTCAGAAGATATGGGTAAAGTGCAGTTAAATGAAAATTTAACCCATAATTTAACCCCAGATACAGATATAGATAAAGAAATAGATATAAATAATAATATAAATAAAATAATAAATAATATAAAAGAAACTAGTAATAATATTAATAATAAATTAAATATAATTGAAGAAAGAGAGAATATTATAAATAATATTCAAGAGAAAGAAACTGAAGTTGAAGAAAAGATTGAAGAAGTAAAAGAAAATGAATTGGCTTCAACTGAATTTGAAAATGAAGTTGAAGACAATGAAGAAAAAATAAATGAATCCCAGGCTGAAAAAGAAAATACTGTAGAGCCAATTGAAGATGAAGAAGAAGTTGATGATACCAGCCCTTTAACAGATGAACAACTTGAAGAAAAACTTATAAACTACTTCAATGAACAAAAAGACACTATCACCAATGAACACCAATTGAATGAATTTGAAACCGTCTTCAACATGGTACTTCAGAACTTCCTGGAGAATGAACAAATAACAAAAGAACAGTTCAGCCATGCAAAACTCTTCACTGTCCAGCCACTACTCTCTCAGTTAAGAAGAAAAGTTTACACTAGCACTGAAGAAAAGTCCTCTGTAGAGCCTTCAAAAGAAGAGACCCTAACAACTATCCAACCAATTGAAGAAAACGTTACAGAACGCCAGGAAATGGCTTTAAACGAGAACGAGGAAACAGCCACACCAGCAGAAGATGGACTTGTCTCAATTTTTGATAAAATGGTTGAGGAAGAGAAACATTCAAAGAAGTCCAACTACAAGGAAGGCGAATTGGACTGTGAACAGGCACTTGCAATGCTCAAGCCAAGAATGTATGAACTCTATGCACAAGCAACTTCACTTGCAGAACTCAATGAAAATTATAAAAAAATAGTTGATGGTCTACAGAAATGGCTCGAGGAAGGCAAAATCAACCAAGTGGCGTTCGGATGCATCAAGTCAAGGGCATGGCAAATAAACAATGACTTCAGTAAAAAAATTTATGGTATTAACTAAAAAAAAATTATCAAAAAAATGATTTTTTTCAAATCTCGTGATATTTTTTAAAATCTCATGATATTTATATATAGATAAACAAAAAAATTGTCAAAAAATTTGTTTTTCTCAAAAAAAATATATATCTTTGCATAAATTACTAATAACAAAATAAAATATTAAATGACATGGAAAGAACAGAATTATTTATCAGCAAATTAAAGTTCAATGACTGGTGGACTTTCAGAGACATGAATGAGGATGAAGCAATCCAATTTATACAAGGTGTTGCAAACACAATGAGGAAGACTTTGTATTATCAGAAAAGCGGAAATGATTTTAATGTTTTCCTAAAACAAGGTTTGAAAGATAGTTACCAAGAACAGGAAGAAAACCTAATGGGATTCATTGAGCCATTTGATGAATGGAAAAATAAGTATTTTAAGGTAGTTAAGCCATGATAAGAACAAGAGAACAACTTCAACGATTGTTCCAATTATCCAAGGAAAGAAAGCAGAAGGAACGCCAGCAAAAACTAAAGGATAGACAACAGCAATACCAACTGTTATGCAAGGAAGTGGATAAACTCTTAAAAGAAGAGGCTGAGAGGCTTAAAAAGGAGAAGGCTGAACAACTCCAAGCCCTTGCACAGAAAGCCGCCCAGAACCCTCGAAAACAGCCTCAAATGACCTTTCAAATAACAGAATATCATACAAGATATATTGAAAGATACACTCCAGACGAAAAACTCTACCAAACAAGAGAAGAACTTAAGCAAGCAGAAGAGCGTGGTGAGGGAAAGATAAACTGGGATGCCTGGAATATATTAATAACAATGACAAAAGAACAACTTGGCTTATGACGCTAGACGAAGCACGTGAAGTTATAAAGAACGCTAAACCGATTGAACCAATCAAACGTTCATCGACACTTAAACTAAGTGACGAACAAGAAAATAATACTTTCACAGAGATTATGAGAAAATGGAAAAAGAAATGACACGAGGAGAAATGCTAAAGAAAAAAACATTAGCATTTAAAAAAATAAAACTAACAGACCCCAATATATATTGGAAACACCTCGAACTGGAAGGTCAAACTTGTTTAAGAGACATCTAGTGTAAAAAATAAATATATTCTTCCTTCAATGTTGATGCCACTGCACTGTGACGGTGTTAAAACTATCACTTGAGACGAAGGTTAACCAATCATCATTGAAGACTGCAATGGGTGGTATAAGTGTACATAAGACCACCTAGAGCATTTTTTGATAAACCTCAAGAAAACTAACAATATAAATAAATAACACCTTCAGATAACTCATATTCATGGCAAATGCCAATCTTTACAAATGAAAATAATAAAGATGTAAAAAGAATAGAGAAGATGAAGAAGATGTTAAAGAAATTTGGAAGATGGTATTTTGGGAAATACATGAGGTTCTATGAGCCAATAATAAAATGCAATATCAACCCATTCACCATCTAATAATAACTAACAAAATAAAGGAATTCAATCATGAAGAATCAATTTACAAACGTGTTATTAACACTTGCAGGCGTGATTATCGCTATGATGATGGTAACAGTAATATATTTGGGCTATCAAGTTACCTATTATAAGGCACTCCAGGAAAAAACAGATACAACAACAGTTGTAAGCACTGACACAACTTATAAAGAACATTATTTTGTAGATAAAGAACCAGAGCAGAAAACAGAATATATCATTAAAAGAGAGGTTGTTTACCAAAAACTAAATGAAGACTCAACAGTTGCTGTGCCAAGGGAAATAACAATAAAAAAAAAGAGTATGACGGAGAGTTACAAGACTCTACAACTACAATAAAATATAAAGCAACTGTAACAGGAAGAGCATTTGATGATGAGCCATACCCTACATTAGATTCAATATCCTTTGATATAAGGCACAAACAAATAAATACCTATACAACTACCACAATACAAAAACAAACGCCATATAAGCAAAAATTAATAACAACATCACCGAGCATCACATGTGGCTATGACCCAATCAATAAACAATGGGGTGTTATGGTAGGTGTTTCAGTAAACTTTAACATATGGAACAAGTAGATATAAAAGGATTTGAAAACTACCAGATAACAGATGACGGTAGAGTTTGGAGTAAGATTACAAATAAATGGTTAAAGCAATGTATAAATAGTAAAGGCTATCTAGTTGTAAGTCTAACAAAAAGCAATAAGACTTATCCAAAGAGAATTCACAGATTAGTTGCCGAAGCATTTGTTCCTAACCCAGATAATAAACCTTGTGTTGACCACATTATACCAATAAGCGAAGGTGGAACAAATGAAGCAAGTAATTTAAGATGGGTAACACAAGAAGAAAATTGTAATAACCCACTATCGTTGATTAATTATTCTGAAGCACAGAAAGGAAAAAAATTATCAGACGAAACAAGAGAAAAGATGGCCGCTTTTCAGAAAAAGAGATTTGAAGATAAAGAAGAAAGAATGAAAATCTCAGAAAAAATGAAAGGCAAATTGCCAGCAAATACACGGAAAGTACATCAATATACACTTGATGGCGAATTTGTAAAAGAATGGGATTCAACACGAGAATGTGGTAGAAATGGGTTTTATAGTAGCGGTGTTGCAAGATGTTGTCGTGGAGAACAAAAAAAACATAAAGGCTATATCTGGAAATATGCACAATAGGTTATAAACTTTTTTGAAAAAAATATTGATAAAAACTGAACTTTTTTTAAATCTCGTGATATTTTTTAAAATCTCATGATATTTATATACAGAGGGTGGAACAAAAGCACCACCAAAGTATATAAATGACACATGATAATTATTTCAACATCAAGGAAGACGAAGACAGTAATCTCCTTGTAAACTTTAACGAAGACCAACAGTGGTTCAGCGGTCTCACTGGAAACCCTCAATATGCTGAGGTAGATTATAAAGCGGATGACATAAAAGGTAGAAGAGTACACCTTGAACTTAAACAAAGAAAAGGCACTATAGATAAGTTCATTAACCAATACAAGACAGTGCTAATTGAACCATCAAAGGTTGCAGCATTCACGAGGATACAAGAGAGTGGATATACCAACGGAGAAAAAGTATTGTATGTTAACTTTGTTGATGACGGTGTGATACTGTTTGATGTTGACAAAATACCATACTATGTCAACTATCCGAATCATTTCCAGAGAAACTTTGGCAAAGGCGAACAAAATATAAACAAATTACACGAACACGAAACAAGGCTTGGAATACCAATGACTTGTGCAATCATATTTAGAAGAGATAATAACGGACATTATACAAGATATATACATTTCAAGAAGTAACAAATTCTTTCATAATTTATTTAAATATTTTATTAGTTATTTTATTAGATGCAGGGGATAGGACAAAAGATTAAACCTATCCCCTTGATTGTTTTTAGATAATACTCACAGCCTCAGCCAAATCACCTTCTTCAGTCAATTCCTTGATGTACTGTGATAAAGTGTTTGGACTCCTACCCAACAACGTTGCAAGATTCATTGGACTACCACCTTTTAACATATACATCATAGCGAAACTGTGACGAGCACTATAATATGTACATTCCATATCTATCAATGGCATATTACTATCATTATCAACATTCCTCTTAACAACCTCTTCATTGACTTTCTGAAACCATTCCTTCAACTTTGGTGATAAAACACCTAATGTATTACTAATCCTATGCTTTCTAGAATTCTCACTTGTCTCAAGAGATAAACCATTCAATACTGGTAATAACCATTCCCCTTTATTGAACATCAACATCGTCTTCACCATCATTTCAGTGTATATAGTATGACAAGGAATTCTCACCTTAACAGCCTTCAAAGTCTTACTTCGCTTACCATCCCAACAGTAATAATCACTGCCATTTATAGTCTTCACATCAATGTCAGATTTTAATATATGACAAATATCAACAGGTGCTAACCCCTGCCATAATACCATACTCATAAACAAATAGCGAGCAAATAATGCACTGTTCTTATCCATTAACTCATCTAATACATCATTCTTATATGACCATAGATTACCATTCCTCACAATAATATCATTCATCAGCATTTCCTTCATAACATCAAGAGTTTTCCAATGAATATAATCTAACTTTGATGCACTCTTGAATTTCAATGAATATTTCCACTCTTTAAAAGGATAGTCATCATCAGACATCAACCCCTTTTCAATAGCATAATTGGTAATAGCACCAACCTTACTTAATACCATCTTGATAACGCCATCAGATAGTTTTTTATCACTCTGCATCCATTTGATAAAACGCTTTATGTATTCCAATCTTAATTGGTTTACAATTACATTCTTATTATCAAACTCACTGATGAGATTAAACAAGTATTTCCAATTATATGCTGTATTCTCCTTCAATCCCTTTTCACTTATATAATTCAATATAAGCCCATTTAAATCGTTTCTAACGGCAGATAATGACTTCTTTTGAGAAAGTATCATAGAAGGCGTGTAAGGCTCTCCAAGACGCTCATATTCATTCCTTCGCTCTATCGCTTCATTCTTCAATTGTTGAATGGCATGATTAATCATAACGAAATTAGGATAACCCTTCTTAACACACTGTGATGATTTATCCCAATACTTTTCAGTGCATGAATAACCAGTAGATACTTCCTTTTTACCATTGAACGAACACATCAACATTATTGGATGACTACCATCTGCCAATGTCTTACCACTCTTTAAATAGAGCCTGATTCTTGCAATTGAAACTTTCATAATCTGATAATTTTTAAATTAATATTTTCTTTATTTCAGTTATCTTTATGGTGCTACTTATTCTTAGCGCCTACAAATTTAGTGCTATTTATTGAATTTCCCAAATATTAATTCAATTATTTTATTATCAGATACTTAGATTGTTTCCGTTTTATTTACAAAATATGGTTGATTCGTTGTAGAGGAACGAACTATATTAAATATTAATCATTTGATTTACAATTACTTAGCAAATTAATAGATATATTGGTGCTATCTACAGTTCTCTTTATATTAAAAAAACATAAAATTCCATCTTTATCAAAAAATGAATAGAAAAAATGAAAAATAATAAATGGGCTAACCTTGGTATAAAAGAAAAACTTGCAATAGGTTCAGCATGTATTGCATTTTTCCTTGGATGGGCAATAACTCTTTGTGCTGCATTTATTCCACTGTTGATAAGTGAGCAGGGTGTATTGTGGATTCTTGGCCAGTCGTTGGTATATACTGCATCTGTGTTTGGTGTATCATTGTATTTCAAGAGTGAAGCAATACAGTTAAGGCATGACATAGACAAACATCTTGAGCACGTTGAGAGGATAAGATTAAAGGAAAAGATGATTGACCATAAAATAAAAGAAGAAGAGGAAGATGATGAGGAATATAGATAATCCATATAATATAGAGATAGTTAGGAAAGAAATATATGAAGGCATATATACTTATACACTACCAGACAATTATTATTTTGAAAGTTGTGGGACAAATTATGGTAATGTAATATATGCAAGGGAAATACCAGATAATCATTATGTAATTAGGAAAAATGAAGTTACAACTGATAAGGATAGCGAATAGACCAACATATTGCATTGGTAGATTATATATTGATGGCAAATATGTATGTGATGTAATTGAGGATGTCGATAGAGGATTGGATGATTCAATGAGTGTTTCGGAGATAATGAAGAAGAAGATAAAGGCTAAGACAGCGATACCATGTGGAACATATAAGATTGAAATAACATACAGTCCAAAGTATAAGCGATTAATGCCTCTATTACTTAATGTAAAGGGCTACAGTGGCATTAGGATACACAGTGGTAACACAAGTAAGGACACTGAAGGTTGTCTGCTTGTGGGCAAAAATACAAAGGTTGGTATGGTAACAGACAGTAGGAACACTTATCAAAAGGTATATGCAATATTGCAAAGAGAAAAGGATATAACAATTGAAATAACTAGGAAATATAAGGTATGATTAATTTCATACCTTTTTTTATTAATATTTGTTTATTCAGCAATGTTAGTGATATTTATATATAAACAGATATAAGTATGATACAAGTAACGAACAGAGGTAAAAAGAAGAAGATGAAGATATTGTTTTACTACAGCGATTCTTGTAGGCTATGCAAGGATTATGAAGAGACAGTGGAGAAATTATCCAAGGCGTTAAATATAAGCCTTGAGAAGCAAAATATTGATGGCATAAAGCCAAAGTACAAGTTGAATGGTGTGCCAACAGTAATACTTGAAAATAATGATGTTGAGATATACAGAAGTCTTGGTAATGTAGATTTTCAGCATTTATATAAAGAAGTGAAGGAATATATATAATGACCAATGAGGAACATGGACAAGAGTTTTTGGAATATGTAGCAAAGAATGAAAAGAGGCTAAAGAGAAATTTAAGGAAGAACATAACATATAATCCTAATATATTTGATGACGTTTACCAAGATACAATATTGAAGGTACATAACAGGATAATGAATGGTGAGCACATTGATGATTTTGAGAAGTATTTCTTCATTGCTTCCAAGTTTCATTACATCAATGAGGATAACAAGGTTAAGAAGCGTTTGAAGAGTGATGACAATGAATTTCTGTACAAGATTAGTCATGGGTATGAAATTGACTGCAACACCCCAGAGGCGAGAAGGTATCAAGAAATATTGATTGAAGACAATGATTCTTGGGAGGTTAAGGAAGAGAAGAATAATAAGATAAATGAATTGTTCAAGTATCTTGCTGAAAGATTAAATGAAGTGTTCCCTCCAAATGAGACTGATATATTCTTAATATATTACAGGTTGAAGAGTGAGAAAGCAGGAATATCATATAAGAAGTTATCAAAGATTACAGAGATACCATTAAAGGAGATAACACAAATCATTCAAAAAATAAAAAAATTTGTAAAGAATGATGAGGAAATTAAGAATAAAAAAAATGAGTTATTGAAATGATTGCATTATTGAATTTAATACCTAATTTATGGCAGTTTATTGTATTGATTGTATGGATGCATATAAGTGTATTGGTTACATATCTGTTGCAGTGGAATCCAAAGTTTAGTATATTGCAGATTGATGCATTTAACCTTGAGCCTTGGAATTGTATGTATTGCCTTCAGTTTTGGGTTACATTTGTTCCAAACATAATATTAGCCTACATATGGAATCCAATGTTTGTGTTATGGGGTTTAATAAGTGCAGGGTGTTTATCATATAGCGTTTACAGAAGTTTAAAATAATCCGTTCAAGGATTGAATTGATAATGAGCGATAGCGAAAATAATCTTTATATAAAAAATATATAATATGGAAAATAGAAATATTTCAGTAGCAAAAATAAATGGTTATACCTTGGAGAAGGTAAAGAGAGCAAAGAAGTATCTTGATGAGATTGGTAATAATAAGAGAAATTTTGACTTTGCAAGACTGGTGACAATGTACAATGACATTCTTGGTATGAATGATTCCACTAGTGGCTGCAGATGTCAGAGTCCAAAGTATTACAATGGCATTCAGAATTACTACAAGTATGGAAAGTTGACTCTTATTAATAATGGTTTGGCAAAGGAAACTGATTTCATTGAGAAGGAAGAGACACCAATCATTGAGAATGAAGCCAAGAGGATTATTTTGGACGCTTCTGAGGCTGTTTCAGATGCAGAGGTTAAAGATGGTAAGGAAGATGAAAACAAAGGTCTCAGCGAGGAAGATTTGAAGAAGGAACAGATGAAGGAGAGGATGGCTAAGGTTCGTGCAGCAAGGAAGAATAAGGTTGAAGAAGTTAAGTAGATATGATTAAGTTGGAGATTAATGATAAGAAATATGAGTTACCAACTTCTTTTGATGAATTAAGTTTTGAGAAATATTGCAAAGCGTTTTATAAATTGCCAAAGATTGAGAGTAATGAGAATGACAATATTGAGTTTTTCAAACAATCTAGCGAGGTTGAATCAATTATATTGTCAAGGCTGTTAGGAGAAGATGATGAATTTTGTTTGAACTTACCTCTTGAATCATATGGCAAACTGTTGAATGCAATTCAGTTTTTGTTTGACACTGATTATTTGATGAAGAATGCAAAGGCAGGTATTGTGATTGACAAAAAGAGATATTCAATACCTCCAATGAATGAAATGACGTTAAGGCAATATATAGATGCAGATGTTGTGATGCAAGAGGAAGAGAGTGATATGCAGTACATTGAGTTATTGAGCATATTATTAACGTCAAAAGATGAAAAGGGTAAATGGATACCTTATGATGGTAAATACCAGGAAATGGTTGGAAAAGTAAAGGGTTTAAAATGCAGTGAAGCATTGCCATTTGTATACCATTTTTTCAAGAGAAGTCACGCCTTGCAGAAACTTTCTCAAGTTTATATGAAGGCGGTGGAGAGCCAACAGCCCCACAATACAAAAAGTTCCTAAAGAATTTCCATTGGATGCATACTGTAAGCACATTGGCAAATCATGAATATTTAAAATTGGAGAAGGTGTTAAATGAAAATGTGATGGATGTTTTTTCATATCTTCAATATATTGATGAAAAGGTAAGGGCTGAGAATGCACAACAGAAGTTTATGATGGAAATGAACAAGCGAAAGTAAGACGTGACTATAAATCAATAATAAGGGCTATCCATGTATGGGATAGCCCATTTTTAATATAAAATACTATGTTAGCAAAATCACATAATAATCCAGATGCAAAAAAGAGAAAGGCAAAGAGAACGCCAGCATCTAAGGGTGTGCCGACTTTGACAGAAGAATATAATAAATCTGACGAGACGGTATCACTTGTATATGTTGACATTGCCAATGGTATGAGTAGGTCAGATTGTCTTCAGAAGATTCAAGAAGGATTGTATGGCAATAGACCAGTTCGTGCAAGACAAGCGGCTAATTATTACAATGCAGCGTTGGATAGGTTTGCAGAAGACAGAAATATTGAATCGGAGAAGTTAAGGGACATGTTTTTTGGCAGATATGAATCATTGTTGGCTGATGCCGTCAAGAAGGGTGACTTATATAATGCAAGGGGAATATTGGATAGTATGGCTCGGATATTCGGCGTTGAAAAAAAGGATGCTCCACAAAATGCAATACAAATTGTAAATAACAAAGAAGGCATAACTGTTAACTTTGGTTTTGATAATAATGCAGAAGATGAAACTTAATTTCAGAATTAATCTCACCAAGAAACAAAAAGAGGCTTATAATTTATTACATGATAAAGGCACAAAGGTATTGGTTGCAAGGTGGTCAAGACAGTCTGGTAAGTCTGTTTTTGCAGAGATTGCATTGATTGAATCATTGTGCAAAGACCTTACATATAATGCTTATATATCGCCGACATATTCACAAGGTAGGAAGGTATATAAGGAGATAACCCAATTATTGGAGAACACAGGTATTATTAAGAAGGCAAATGCATCAACATTAACCATTCAGACAATTTTCAACAGTTATCTTCAGTTCTTTACAATGGAGTCGCCAACAGCCATAAGAGGTTATACAATCAGTGGCTTATTGGTACTTGATGAAGCAAGTTTCTTTCCAGACACATTGGCTGATGGAAGTGAACCTTGGTCTTCTGTCATTATGCCTATCACCAAAGCGAGACACCCAAAGATATTGGTAATATCCACCCCAAAGGGAAAGAGGGGAATGTTTTATGACATGTATATGAAGGCTGTGTCTGGAGAAAATGGATATAGGGAAATAAGTGCAACAATATATGATGATGACTTGGTATCTGATGAAGAGATTGAAGATATAAAGAAGAGTGTATCACCAATTGGTTTCCAAGAGGAATTTATGGTTGAGTTTCTTGATTCTTCATTGACTTTCTTCAATGGTTTTGAAAATTGTTTTTCACAATATGAATACAAGTATGATGAGAAGCAATGGATTGGTATTGACTTATCAGCAAATGGTGAGGATGCAACAATTGTCACCAAGATAAATGAGAGCATGCAAGTGAAGCAGTACAAGGTGGAAGGCACACTTGATTCAAAGTATCAGCAGATTGCAGATATAATCAATTCTACAAGCAATCTTCAGATGGCATATTTGGAGATAAATGGTATTGGGGCGGTGATGCTGAATGAGATTGAAAAACTCGTCTCTAACAAGTCAAAAATAAGGGAGTGGACAACAACCAACCAAAGCAAGGAAAGTGCTGTCAGCAGCCTTGCAATGGCTATTGCAAACAAGGAAATACACTTTAATGCAAGTGATAATGAGTTATATTCAGAACTTGGAACTTTTATTGTTAAATATACCAAGACTGGTAAGATGCAGTTTGAGGCACAGAGTGGAAAGCATGATGACAGATGTATGAGTTTGGCAATATGTCTTCAAGCAAAGAAGGATTATGATATAAAGGTAACAAAGAATTTCCTTGAGGTTATCAAGTTATAATTAAATCTTTATTAAAAATAAAAAATACATATGATAAACAGTATAATTAGAACATTCTACAATGTAGCAAAGGAACACAAACTAGTTAGGCAGTTCAAGTATGACAGTTTAACAAAAGGAAGTGGAATAGGTGAAGAAAACCACCCATTGGTATTTCTTGAAGACCCTATTTATATCCGTGAGTCCACTTTGAATGATGGAAGTGTTAGGTGTACAGTTAACTTTGACGTTGTAATGACCCCTCAAGCCTTTGAGAATTGGAATGTTGAAAAACAGTTGACGCCAGAGGAATGTCAGACTGTAGCACATTCAATTGCATTGAATTTTGTTGCAAAGTTAAAGGATATTGCCGACCATTATGAAGATTATGATGAAGATAAGTTTAATACCTCTTTAAAGGTGTTGGATTATAGTTTCATTACACTAAGGAATTGGTATGACAATAACGCTGCTGGTGTTCGTTGCACAATGGAAATAAGCGTTGATAATCCTATTAATTATTGTAACCTTGAAGAGCATTTTGATGAAGAGAAGGAATTTGACCTTGGTGAATTGCTTCAGCCAATAAACACTGATAATGCACAAGGCTGCATTAACACTGTATGGGATTATAAACTACCAAAATTCACACTATAAGATATGGAAGGAAGAAGTGTATTGGCAGAGATATACAAGCAGTTGAAGATAATTGGTGAAGAGGTCAAGGCAATAATAATGTCTGTAATGGCTTCTGATAAGGGTATAAACAAAAAGGTTAATAAGAATACATTGGTTAACTCTGATATATACAATGATATTGAGTATGATGTAAAGGACAGTGAGTTAATCAATATATTGGTGAATGACTACATTGATTATATCGAGAGAGGAAGAAGCCCTGGGACTTATCCACCACCACTTGTAATTGCAAAATGGTGTGAGAGAAAAGGTTTACCAACAGATAATTCAACAGTATTCCTTATATGTCGTTCAATATATGAAAAAGGTATTGCACCAAGACCAATATTTGATGGTAAAAACGGAGTTTTTGATGAAGTAGATAAACACATTGATTCTTGGACTGAAGAAATATTTGAAATTATCAGTGAAGGGTTTGAAAAAGATTTTAATAAGATATAAATATAGATTTAAATATGGCAAAAACAATATTAGCAAGTTCTCTTGATAATCTTATAATGATTAACACAAGTAGCCCAATAACATTGCCTTATGTTACTTTCACCATTGCTGAGAATATCAGTGGTGAAGTAAATATAACAATAAGGAATGCTGATGATATGAGTGGCTTTTATAAGGTTATAAAAGGTATGGCTGACGGTGACACAACATCTAATACATTTAACACATCTGGTAAGGCTATATATGGTCTTTTGGAATGTTTGAAACTTAATAATATATTCTTCAACATAGTTGTAGAAAAGGCTAACACGATAAAAGCACAGATTGATTCAAGTATTAAGTATTTCATTGCATCAGACAATGATGGTGTTTCAATTGGCGGCAGTTATTCAAGTTATTCTCCTAGTATGCCAAATAAGACAGTGTTGATGATGCAAGGAATGCTTGATGACGTTACCAACATATCAATGGAAAAATATCATAATGATGCAACAATATCCTTCAACCTTACAAGCCCTTTTCAGAAATCAACATTCAAGAATCCTCTTTCGTTCAATTTGATTGGATATGAAGTGGTTGATGGCACGCCTAATGATATTACAGTACCATATAACAACATTATAGTGATGCCTACAACATTGCATAAGTTCCAGGGCGTTAACTATAATCAGTATTATTACACTGGCTCTACAAAGGTTAATTTCCTTACAACTCAGACAAGCCGTTATTATAATTACAATGAATGGGTTGGCTTATCCATATTAAGTGATGTTCCTGTAATGTTGAAAAAGAATTATTATACCAATAGTGGTGTGTTTCTTGAGACAGAGTTAACAACACAATATGTTGAGAAGAATGGAATCAGATATGATATTTATGATACTTTTGACTTGAATGACGTTGAAGCGGTACATGATAAACAAGTAGGATATATATTGGTATATGGTGTTAAGGCAGACACAAAGGAAGAGATAACAAGCCCAATAAGGTTTGACATAATGCCACATTGTGAAGGCAATAATGAGATATTCTTCCTTAATGAGATAGGTGGTATAGATTCTTTCAACTTTACCAATGCAAAGGTGATTTCTAGGAGTATTGATAATGCAAAAACATACAGTGTAACCCATATAAGTCCATATGTTGACAAATATGAACATGAATATGTGAATACAAAGAAAAACAAGATTTCTACAACACTATCAACAAACCAAGTTAATGCTGGCATTGCTGATTGGCTTAACCAACTGGTAAAAAGCAAATATGTTTTCAAGTTCCTTGGCTTGATTAACCCAAGATATATGATGATTGTTGTGGATAAATTTGATATTGAAACAAGTACAAATAGTGAAGAGTTTGAACTTGAATTTGTTTATCATCAGGCAGATAATGACATAACATATTAAAATATGATACAGATTTATATTGATAATAAGATAATTGACCTTGATAACACAAACATTTCCCTTCAGAAGGAGTTTAAGAGTGAGATAGAGAATATTCCAACAGATGTTGAGTATTCATATACAATATCCATACCTTGTACTTTAAGGAATAAGGAAATATTTGGGTTTATTGATGTGTTTGATGTCGCTAACAAATTTTCAAGAATATATAATGCAGAATTGTATGTTGATGAAACACTTATACTTTCTGGTAAGTTTAAGATTTCATCAATAGAAGATGAACATTATAAGGGTAATTTATACAACCCAAAGAAAAAAACCATATCAGACATTCTTGGTGACAGACAGTTATCTGACATTAACCCTCATATGAAGCCAATGAATACACTAGGGGACTATGACAAGACAAACAATGTTGTCTATGGTCTTTCAAGTGATGAAAAAAGACTGCCTACAGAGTGGAGTGAATCTGAATTCTACAATCAGATAACAGATAATCATGTTATTTACCCTTACATATTGTATGGAGTGCCATTGAATAATGCTGACACAAGTTCTGAATTGGATATTTACACTCAGAATCTTAAATATGGTGAGCATACTATTAGTGATAGTACAATATTTCCTTCATTTAATGTTTTAAGCGTCATCAAGGACATATTTGCAACTGAGGGATATAATGTTAAGGGCAATATCTTTGACGGCACACAGAGCAAATATTTCAAGAATCTATATCAAACATTTCAATACCCTATTGATGACTACAATAAGAACAGAGAAACAACATTTTACCTAGATTTTGAGGGTACATATTCAAACTTTATAAAACAAATTTTTGATATAGAAAAGCCATTTGAAAGGCATTCTTTAATTTCTCCTACATTGCAGTTAATTGAACTGTGGTCACAAGACAGTTGGCATTCTGAAGAAGGTGATGATATTGACCACGATGGAAAAATGTACTTTGGCGTTGATAATCCTTTGTCTTGTGGTTATGTAAATAACTATAAGTTCAAAATCAACTCTGATGATAGAAAAATGTTCAAATATAAGGAAGGCAAAACGGATTCAAATGCTGGTGTTATTGTAATTCCAAAGAGTGGTTGGTATAGGATAAAGGCTGATGGCAAAATGAATTATCCTTATCATGGAAGTGAGTTGTTTTCACAAGATGAAAATTTGTTCTTTTGGAAAGGCTTAACTATAAGAGGTGGTATGTCTGTTGGAGGTACTACAAATGAGGCAAATAATACTGATTTGTCAGAGCAGCCTTTTGAATTTCAGATAAAGAGAGGTGTACCAGCAGAAAACCCACAACTTTATTCATTCAACAGTTTTATTCCTTGTCAGCCAACAGAGTTTATTGATGATAATTCAGTTCTTTTGGAAAGGGAAAAGACATACATCAAGATTGGCGAGAATGCAAGCCAAAGGAGATATGGAAAGAATGGCGGTGTTACATACATAAATAATTATTCTGGCTTCCAAACCAATGACTTCTTATGTGGTGCAAGGCTTGGCGGTGCATGGTTCTCAAGCCAATGGGAGCCACGCCCAGATTGTGGTTGGTTTCCAAGATGGAACAGATATATGTCAAAGGGTGCAGGGCTTGCACTTCCAGACGTTACAAAAACGCCACAAGTGAAGCATTATGAGAATGAACAGCCACAACATATATATAAAGACCCAAGCACATTGCAACCAAAAGTAACTGGCGATTATCTTCTTTTGGATACAGATAGACCAGAATATGAATATGCTGAGAAGACAGCACAGATTATGGTGAAGAAAGATGCTAATGCATTGCAGAGTTCTTATACAAACTTTGGTGGCTATAATGAATTGAAGAAAGAAAACGGTGTTTACAGTTGGGACACTACAACAAACTTTGGTAAAATATCATATGAGGGCGCTGGCGAGTGTTCTGCATCCACAAAATCACACTATGAAGGAGAGTGGAATATTGATACTGTGGTGTGGCTTGAGCAAGGTGATACACTTTATATGGAGATACTTATGCCTGTAAACAGGTATGGATATTATGAAAGTGCTGGATTGTTTACAAGTTCTTGCTGGGTAATGAATGAAGAAAGATATGTTAATGCAACTGAACTTGATTATCATATTTATATTGGTTATTTAAATGCAAGACAAGACTGGAAGCCTCAAAGTGGTGATGGTATTAAAAGTTGGGATGATATTTCAAAGAAGAAATTGACAAACGTTAATCAGTTTCTTCCAAGTGGTATGAAATGTAATGATTATCTTAACAAGTTCTTGAAAACGTTCAATCTTCAGTTAACCCAGGAAAATGCTGATACATTTAGAATAGATTCCATATCTGATATAAAGGTAAGTGGCAATATAATAGATATAGATGGCATGGTTGATGCAAATGATGCTGAGTTTAAGCCTTTATCTTCGCCTTCAAACAAGCAGTTAGGTTGGAAGATAGACCAATCTGAAACTGGTTACAAACAAGGTAATCAATCACCATATAGAACAGAAGATTACCCTTGGTATGAAAGCGGATATACTGGTAACATTGTAATAACTAATGAAACCAATACAAGTGGCTCTATAGAGAAGACAGAATCACAATGGAGTTATTCTTGGTACAAGGATATTAAATTTATCAATGCACCATATTCATCTACTCCTACTACCTTTGCAACCAATGTAATTTGTGGATATGAAAAGTATAAAGATGGTGCTACATTTGCAAATCTTGCTGATGAAAAACTAGAAACCAATAAAACTTCAAGACTATTCTTCATTATACCTCTTGAGGAATACTTAAATACTTATCAGAAGAAAAATTATATTGAATTCAAGTATGATGAGCATGAAATTGAACATAGGAAGGAAGGACAAGGTGGAAGTGTTGTACAATGGCATGAGAAAGTAGATGATTATTGTAATTTGGTACTGCCAACAAACTTTATACCAACAAAGGGAATACATGGATACCTTTACAAGTCACATCTTGATTATGGAAAAATACCTACACAAGGTGATACAAGCATTACAGATAAATTCTTTGATTTTACAGTAGATAGTGGTTATCAGATTGATATTCCTATTACATTGAGT